AAGTATGTGGACAGAGCGGGGATCATGGCAAGGGAAAAAGAATTTTGGGAGTTTGCAGAAGTCGAGAACGAAGAAGATGCTTCTGAGTTTATAAGAGAATTTTGCAACATACATTCAAGAAGCGAACTCAAGAACAACGAGTTTGCTCAGATTCTTTTTGATGACATTAACAAGAAATATAACAAATGGTATGAGCAACATGACAAATAAATACATAGTAGAAATTCAAGTCACAGGCACAGAGATATATGAAATCGAATCCGATGTTTCTTTAACAGAACATGAACTCGTTTACAGGGCAATCAATAAGGATAAGCCTGATAATTGGAAAACAAATGGTGATTCACCTTACAGCATTTCTGTAATAGAAGGAAAGCTAGAGATAGATGAGTCTTTAGAATGAAAAAGAAAACAAAACAAGACGACAAGATCAATCCGCCTTATTACAAAAAAGGTATACAGGTGACTGACTTTATACTTTCTCACGATCTTGGTTGGTGCGAGGGGAACATCATAAAATATATTGTCAGACACAAGATCAAACACGAAGAGAATCCGATACAAGATTTAACAAAAGCAAAGTGGTACTTGGAAAAACTAATTGAAAATTTAAAGACATAATGAGCCGAGAAGAAAATGTTTGCGTGTTGTTGGAACGACTCATGTGTAGGTTGGGGGGAATAACCCCCTCAATTTAATTAGGAGACAAAAATGAAAGCGTTAGGTTTATTTATATTTTTACTAGGAATGTTTGTGTTCACAAGCGGTTGGGTACTTTTAGATTTGGCATCTATGCCATTGAAGAATGATCTTTATTCAATAGACATATTGGGATTCTTCAACAATATGTTTTCTTCTGATCCAACTGTTGCAAGTTTTCAATCATTCATGTCTTTACTGTTTATTGTTATGGGATGTTTCATTTGCTATAGCGGTAGCATTTTAATCAAATATTGACTGGTCAAAGTTTGGAGAACAAATGGAACAATTCAAATATTCAAAAGAACTAACAAGAAAAGAAAACTATAGTCATTGGAGACTGTCTAACTCAGAAGAAAGACTTCATCACAACCAAAGGCTTTTATCCGAAGAAGAAGCACAAGAACTATTTGATAAGTATTATCCCGATGAGCAAGGAACTAGATGAAAAAAGACCTCAAAATGTACGCTTCTAAATGGTTATCTGAAAAGAAGAATCCTTTAGGAATTGAAAAATCAGAAGACTATTATGACATTGATAATTCTGTGAAATTATATGGTAGTCCTAAAGCAGATAAAATAGAAAAACAAATATTTGATTTATTTGGTTATGAGATTGGCATATCTGAAGGAGGAATGGACTGGCATGTGTTTGTTGTTCTGCCTAACGATATAAATGGTGAAACTTATTGGAGTTGGAGTCCAAACGAATTACAGGAGGTGTCTGGTGATAATGGATAAATACAAACCACCAAAGAACCCAAACATACATGATATGTCACTAGAAGAACTTAAAAAATTCAGAGAATATTTAATCGAAAAAATAGAGGTACATCTACCTGAGTTGGTTGGGGATGTAGATTTTTATATTAAGGAGAAAAGCGATGAGTGAAACATTATTTAAAGAAGAAGCTGTTCATGCCTATCCTGATGGATGGACTTGTGTTCATTGTGGAGATGAGTATTCAGAGAAGACGACAGATGTTGAGGACTTTTATGTAATCAATACAGATGAAGGAACTTTATGTCTAGGGTGTTTTGAACTAGAAAACTCTACTTTATCTTGTACCAATTGTGGTTCCCTTTTAATAGGTGAGCAACCAGCAATCGAACTGCCTTATTGCTCTGCTTGTCCTGATAAAGACAAGATACAAGAATTATTAATGATAATAACAGATGAACTATGGGGGTTTATTCCTGAAGATCATAGAAAAATTGTTGATAGTAATTTAAAACAACTAGGACTATAAAGACAAACCAATGAACAAGATTCAAATATTGACTGGTCAATATAACGATGAGCAAGGAACTTGACGATAGAAAACAGGACTGGTGGGCATGGCATAGGCTGAACCCTCATGTCTGGAGATTGTTTGAGAAGTACACCTTCGAGGCAATCAAGAGCGGTAGAGAGAACTACAGTGCATGGGCAGTCATTCAGAGGATTCGTTGGCACACAACGATAGAAACACAAGGATCAGATTTCAAAATATCAAACGATTACATCGCTTTCTATTCCAGATTGTTCCATGTGAAACATCCAGAATACGATGGCTTTTTTAGAACCAAAAAACTGAAGGGTGAAGATGAGCATTAAAGTATTAAATGGAAACTGCATAGAAGTGCTTGATCAACTGCCTGAAAAGTCAGTTGATTCCTGTATTACTTCTCCTCCCTATTACGGACTCAGAGACTACAACACTGGCAAATGGATTGGTGGTGATCCTGATTGTCCTCACAAGCGAATGACTAAGATCAGCAAAGACACCGATACAGGACATAAGAATATGTATGAGCATGGAGATGTGGTCGGTGATGCAATTTATAAAAGCGTTTGTCCGAAGTGTGGTGCAACAAGAGAGGACAAGCAGATAGGCTTAGAAGATTCACCTGAAGAATATGTTGAAAGCATGGTGGAAGTGTTTAGGAAAGTTAGACGAGTGCTAAAAGACGAGGGGACTGTTTGGCTTAATCTTGGTGATTCATATGTAAGCACACATCCAACAGGAACTAGAGATTCAGATACAGGATGGAAACATGGGGAGCTGTCACAAGGACATCAAGCGAGAGCGGGTGGTGCGGGTGGCATATATAAAGTGAAAGACCTTATGGGAATCCCGTGGATGGTTGCCCTTGCTTTAAGAGCAGATGGTTGGTATCTAAGACAAGACATTATATGGCACAAACCTAATCCAATGCCTGAAAGCGTGACTGACCGATGCACCAAAGCACATGAATACATCTTCTTACTTACCAAACAAAGAAATTACTATTATGATCACGAAGCAATTAAAGTGCCTGTAAAACAAGATTGGGGAACAAGGGATAGAACCGAAGGAAAGTATCACAATGAAGGAACAGGACTGTCTCCGCATACAGGATTAGAAGATTCTTACGAGAGTGCAAACAAACGATCTGTTTGGACTATCACCACAAAACCATTTAAGGGTGCACACTTCGCTGTGTTTCCGCCTGATCTAATAGAACCATGCGTTCTTGCGGGCTGTCCTAAAGATGGAACTGTTCTTGATCCTTTCGGGGGTGCGGGTACAACTGGCTTAGTTGCTGATCGGAATGATCGGAATGCTATATTGATTGAACTCAACGATGAATATGCTGAGATGGCTAGAGATCGACTCTATAATGATGCTCCACTTTTCGTGGATGTAGAATAAGCATCTATCAAATCTAAATTAGTGTTAGTTTCTGATTCGTCAGAATGTGACGCTTGTATAAATATTTTCAAAACCAGAATCCTGCTTGCCAGAAAAATATTTTCATGAGCCCGGCTTAGCCCGGCAAGTAAAATATTTTAGTTTACCGACTGCTGTATTATTGTTTTGCGAAAACTCATAATGTAGCAGTAGGAATACTCGTATTGGTAGTCGTATTCGTGTTTGTGTTGGTAAATGGTTAAATATTTTTGTCTGGATACGACAGGTGCAAGGAATGTAGCAATAGGTTAGTCAAATATTGACTGGTCAAAATTACAGGTTAAAGTCTGCGAATGGAATGTTTGCTCTGTCTTTGATGACAGGGACAACCGCTAGTCGCCTGTCTCTTTCGTTCTCAAGCTGTTTGATAAGCTGTGCCTTTACTGTAGGAGAAAGTGTTTTAGACATTACTACCTTATCTCTCTTGGTTCGCCAGTTTTTCATATAACGATCTATTGATAGTACAGCCTTTTTAGTATTTAGAATGTCGGCATGAGACTCTCTGTAGGAGATGTATTCGTCTGTTCTTCCTTCTTTCTTTAATCTATTAAGAGTTTGAACAACCTCATTTACTTCGCCCCTAAGCTCATAGAATTGTTGCTGTAAGCCACCGCCCCTACTTGTCTGAACAAAACGCCTCATAACAGGCATTCTATCCGCACTAGGAGGAATAAAGTCTCTATCAGTGACAGACCTTGTGATTGCATCGACAGCACTCAAAGCATAGCTCCCCATTGATCCGCCATATCCTTGCATAACATATTGAATTTTTATTGGAGATATATTAAAAAACTCTCCTACAAGTCTAGCCATTTCGTTGGTGCTGTACTGTGATTGATATCCCGCCTCTAGTCCTTCTTCCATGTAGTATGGAACAATAGCTTTTCTTGTATAGCTGTCATGATTCATAATGGCATCAACCAATGGGGCGATTGCTTGAATACCAAAAGAAGGCTCAAACGAACTCTTGGTGGGTATTGCTGGAAAAGCAAGAGATGTAGAAAGTTGTCTGTTCATACTACTTGCAACATCGGCTATTGTACTTTCTCCCATCAAAGCATCCATTAGTCTTTCGGGGAACACTTTTGCTATAACGCCAACCTCGAAAGGTATGGGAACTTTAAGTGCGAAATCATCTGCAATAGGAATAATCCAGTTGTCATCCCTGACCTCTCTTCTTGCATTCTTATACTCTTCTGTATCACTAACCATTGCATAGTAAAGAGCGGTTATCATTGCTATAGAACCAAGCCTTAATAACATATTTTGTTGTATCTCTGCCGGTGTAAGAGTTAGTCGGTCAGATGCATATTGTCCAGATGCTGAACGATAAAGAACATCAAGACCCTGTATTCTCGCATTTAAGAATGGAACTGCGGCAGTATAAACTTTAAAGAATGGTGAGTTTCCTCTGCGTGAGAAGTTAATAACTTCTAATGCTTGATATGCCGCCTCTGTTTCTGCAACTATCTCTGCCTCTTGTTCGCTTACTCCTTCTGCAACCTTCCTGTTATAAACTTTTTTATAAACATCCTTATACACACCTATTCTTGTAGCCGCATCTGATTTGGTTGTCATTTGACCTAAAGCATCCCAAACAGTTCTAAACCCACTTCTAACAGTTAGTCCTTCTTCTAACTTATCAACCTGTTGTTTAATATATTTGGCAACATCTTTAGGATCGTTTGAAAAATCATACCCACCAACAACAGCCATTTCTTTTAATTTTTCAAATACATCATTGCCACTTGATGTAAAAAAGTTTTTACCTGTATCAATAACAGGAGTCATCTCTGCTCCCGATGTAACATAAGCAGACAACGTATCACGCATCATGTTTACAATTACAAAGTCTGGGCTTCTCGTAATCATGTCTCTTAAAAAGCCAGAAGGTATTGCTAAAGTATTTTCAATACCCCTGTATGGGCTTACACCATAACCGATTAGAGACTCAAGCAACATTGGATCATTAACTCTAAACCAAACCTCTGCGCCTTGACCGCCATCTTGATACCAAATAACATCCTTTCCAATTTTGTTTGGCTTTTCTTTTAGCTGAACAGCATTTCCTGCATTAACTGCATCTCTAGCTACAAACTTTAACGCTTGATTTCTCATGGCTCTATTAAGCAAAGCCATTGAGTTTCGAGTAATCGCTTCCAACATATCTACATTTACTGGAGCACCAGACCCTTCTATTTCTACATCAAATGGACTCTTGCCAAGCATTCTTCCACCAGTAGAAGGTCCGTCATATCTTTCATCTTCTTCAAAATGCCTATAAAAAGGATAATAATCAGACTGTTCTTTCCATTCTTGTCCTAGTTTTTCATCTAAGATACCTGTATCTATAGCAAACTGAACAAGAGAGTTATTAAATGTTTGATAGTTATCATAAAACTCTTTAATAATTGGGTATTGTTTAACCATTTGATCAGCTTTCTTAATCATCTCATCGGTTACTGGTGTAGCAATCCCTTCTGATTTAAGCCTTATTCCTCTCTGAACAATAGAATATGATTTAGCGTATTCTTCTATAGGAATGTTTGCTTGTCTGCCATAAGAATGAAGCCTTGCAAGAGCACCAATTAATCCTCCCTCAATTTTTTCTCCATTCATTGTTTTCATGTCAGCATTGTCAACAACAACTGCTTGAGCACCATTGGTTGTTTGCTTTAATACAATCCCGCCTTTAACTAGCATCTCAGCCATAAGACCTCTTGCACGATCTGAAAAAGCCATCCAAGAAGTAGCAGATGCATCGGCTTCATATTTAACGCCAGTTGCTTCTTGTGCTTCTTTCTCGCCTCTTGCTATAGCTTGATACTGATAAATAAACTTCTGTCTGAATCTTTCAAACTGTTGATCAATATTAGTATCTGGGAATATGTTTTTTAAGACTGACTGAAAAGCTGTTAAGTCTTGGTTATTAGAAACTGATGGCTTGGGTTTTTCCTTTCCATAAGAAACATCTTTTAATATCTCGTACTCAGATTCCCACTTCGCTGTATCAACTCTTCTCGAAGCCCTAGTAACAATAGGGTCATCCATTGACTCATCAATGACCTCTTCTATAGTTTTTCCTTCACCAAACCCTTCTACATTGTATTTCTCTGCATACTTATACCCTACTGCTGTGGCATAAGGGTCTGCATTAAGATTCCATAATGGTATAGCACCCCTTGAGGTACTCTTAACATTGTTTTCAGCCTTGTCGTATAGCTCTTGCTGCTGTTGTTCTGTTAATGTTAGGGTATCTTTTATTCGCCTACTGGCTCTGATTGTGTCAAGAATGTTTCCATCTTGTTCTAAGGGTGACGCAACCTCATAATTAGAACCTATTTCTTGGACAAAGTTTTGATAGGCTTTCCAAGATGGTTCGTAAAGATCACGAATGGCGGCTTCTTGTATAGAGGATGATCCTTCGGCAAAGGCTTTATCTCCGAGTCTAGTAGCTTTTTCTCTGTATCCTTCGTTTTCATATTCAACTAACTCCGTGTTTAAGTTTACACTGTTAAGGTTAAGACCCATTGTATCAGCAAGTGGTCGCATTATTCTTCTAAATGATTGCAGTTGTTCTGGCGTATAAGAATCAAAATCTAATGTCCAGCTTTCTGGATCGCCAATAAAAATAGCATTATCCATATTAGTAAAATCAACACTCTCAACGCCCCATACCGCCTCTCTGCTTAATGGTTTTAATGACTCATTAATTTGATTCATTTCATCCATGTTAAAATCAGAATTATCTTGTTTAGTTAATACTAAAGTTCTGTTTGTACCACTAGGCTGAAGAAAACCAGTAACAACAGAGTCTTGCATAAAAGCATGACCCATTACAGAGCCAATAGCTTGGGCTTCTTCGTAACTAGACTCTGGCAAAGTAATATTAAAGTTCTTATTAATGTCATTGCCAAAACTTCCATAATTCTCTTCTAAGTTGTGGGTAACACCAATATTATCTAAAAACCTTACATTGCCTTCTGGCGTTAATATTGTGTCAAATGTTCTGTCTTGTAATTCGCTCCATGCATCTTTAGATACATTTACATCATCAGGAATAAACCCTCTAGCCTCTCCTGATTTTGTTTCAGCAACAACCAATGGAGCATCATCTATTCTTCTACTAGCTCTAGCAGTTGCTGCATCAAGAGTTGCACCCACATCTAGTTCTTTATCAACTTCTTCTGCTTGTGCAGCTTGTAAATCTATACCTAGAGAAGCGGCTCTGTCTAACTCTCTAAGGCTTCTTACTTCACCAACTTTTCTTGCACCTATAACACCAGACTCAACATCTTGTAATATATCTATAGGCGATCTAAACCCTGCAACATTAGTTGAATAAACGATAGATCGAATAAAGTTAGCAATTCTTTCAAATATATTTCTAGGCTTACCAGTAGCAATTGATTTATCTTGCGACCAGTATTCAAAAAGCATAGCTACAGCTTCTTCATTCTGTCTGTCTGCATCTAAATCAGGATAAGTTCTTTTAGCTAAATCATTAAAAGACAAATTATTATTAAATGCTTCTTGGCTTACAGACTCTGGAACCATAACTCTTTCTGTAAATTTTTTAAGAATATTAAACTCTCTATCTGTAAACAAATCTAAATCTCTAAATGCATGAATGCCTTCATGATGTAATGTGCGTGCTAAATTAATAATGGTTTGTTCTTCGGTTAATGGATTGCCATCGCCATCAACCATAGCTTCACCAACACTAATTAAAATACGACCAGAAGGATCACGATAATCTCTTTTTGTTGCTTCCCATGTGCCTTGATCTCTTTGTTTATTTATTTCCTTAACAAGTTTAACTGTAACTCTGTCAGGAATATTAAGGCTCTTAGCTGCTTTTTTTAATTCTTTTTCAAAACGCTCAATTCTTTCTTCTAGTTTTTGTTTTATTTCTTTTTCTTCTAAAACTTTTTCTGTAATGTCTTTCCCAGCAGGAGAAATAATTCTATTTTTATTTGCTTCTATTTCAGCCTGACGAGTTGTTTCAGACTCAACCAAATCATTTATAACTTCAGGAGCAACACCCATATTGGTTAATCGTTGAGCATAATCTTCTACAGACTCTCCTTTGGTTGCAGTCAAATCATAAACATATTCGCTTTCTAACTCTGCTACATCTCTTGGAATCCACTTGCCTTTATAGGTTTGCTTCTTGGTAAACGTCATTTCAGCTTCTTTGTAAGGTGCCCCTCGTCTATTAAACATTCTTCCTTGAGGCGTAAAGTAACCCATCTGTTGAATGATCCGCTCTTGTGGAGCAAGACGACCACTCTCTACAAAATCTTCAAACATTTCAGTAGCAGACTCTCTATCTAATCCAGTTAAATCCATAATAGACTTAGGAGAAACGACTTGATTAGGTCGCTCTAAAGAGTTCTTATAAACAGCATCGTACTGCTCAAAGGTATAGGGTCTAGGCGCAAAGTTTGGAAGTGGCACAGGGGGAACCTCTCTGCCCGCAGAACCTTTGGCAAAGGGAAGTATGCGAGAAAACTTTGCATACGCCATTCTTTTTTGTGCTTTGGATAATTTGGAGAAAGATCGTTCTCCAGTATAGGTTTCAAGGAAGTTTTGAAACGCTTTAGAATTAATATCAAGACGGATATTTTTTTCTTTAGCTAAATCCTTAAATGTCTTTTCTGTAATTTTTTTTGTTCTCAACCATGTCAAAGGCGGCATTTTAGAAAAATCATAACCACCAATATCATTGGCTGCGGTTTTATATTTATCGTATTGACGCTGAGAAGTGCTGGCAATATCTTTCATTAAATCATTAAAGTCTTTTGCTTTTAAAAGTTTTTTAGCTTCAGCAGGAGTGTAGAAGTCTTTTTCTTGTATCTTTCTTCTTCTAAGATTTTTTCTCCAAACTTGTAAAGCACCGCTTGCTCTTGGACTAGCAGGATCAATCGTTCTTGCAGGTGGTTTTCCACCCCTTCCTTTAATTTCACCAAGAACTATCCTAGCTTCCTTAACCATTTCATCGGTTATTCGACTATCGTAATTTGCTAATACTTGTTTGGGAATTTGAGATGTTTCGGGATTAAGAATGTTACGAGCCATGCTTTCAGCTGCGCCACTGCCAACCAAACCATTTATTCTTAATAGCTCTTGTGTAGCTTGGTCTGCTCTTAATTTGTTTGATGCCTCATTAAGCTGTTGCTTAGCAACAAAGGCTTCGTTTATATCTCTAGTTCTGGACTGCACTTCATTGGTTCTGGTATTAACAATATCAAATCCATCTTGGGTTTGAACAACTTCAAAATAAGGATTGTTTGCTGCTAACTCTTCTTCAAGCCTTGCTTTTTTCTCAGCATCTTCTAGTTTTGTTGAAACAGGGCTTTCTCTATTAATAATATTCTGGAGAATTTCGTCATTACTCGTTGGAATGGGAGCTCCAGATTCATCTCTTGTTACAACCAAAGCAGTTGATGTGGTTGGATTTAAATCTTCTGGCGTACTAGCTATTGGTTTTGAGTCTGCTTCATTAAGTTGTTCTCTGCGATCAACTTCATCCAACCTATTTTTAGCAAAGCGTCTAGCTCCAAATGCACTCATAAGGAAACTGGATATAAAGCCGACACCACCACCTACAGATGCTTCATCTAAAGCACTGTCAGTAATTGCAAGTTCTGGATCATATAGGTTTCTTGCAGTTAGATTCTGCATAATACCAGCACCTGCTTCTTGTACGCCTTCAACACCAGCCTGCATTAATGCAGCTTTTGTTGCTTCCCCTAAATCAAAACGACCTTTGTTAGCTCTGCCGAATCTTCTCCATGCTCTTTCAATCGGTAGCAATTCTGACATACCAATACCAGCACCTGCTAGTTCAGCAATAAACTCTTTACCTGCTCCAACTTCTTCACCACGCAATCTTGCTTGTTCAAGTCGCTGTCCTTGTTCTGAAATACCCATAGGAATGGCAAGAGACAAAGCACCAAGCTCTTCTATGCTTCTGGCTCTGCCAGTTGATACAGTTCTAGTAATACCTCGACCTAAGATCGGAACATCCTTTAACTTACTTAGTGTTGGCATTGTTGCAGATGTTTTACCTGCAAGCCCTACACCTCTAGCAATAGCACCGGGTGTCATAAAGGTAGCAAAAGAACCCAAACCTTGACCAAGCATACTAGAGTAAGCATCTTGATATGCTTCATCAGGTCCTAACGCACTGTCTTGAATGTTTTGTTGAATGCCTCTTAAACCTTCGCTAAGAGCATCATCATTGCCAACATCAAAGATATTAACAATACCTTCACCAGCAGACACTAAGCTACTTAGGAATCCTCTAGGAATACCTTTAGCAAACTCTAAAGCATGACCGCCTATGGTTCTGTCATATTGTGGGGTAAAGTGACTTGGGTATTCTTTTGCTAGTTGATTTCTAACAGCAGCCTTTTCTTCATCCGACATATTTGCGGGAAGATTAATTGTTTTGCCATCAGGTAATTGATATAAAGGCATTGTTATTATTCAAAATAAGAGTCATCAAGAGTTGAATTTCCGGTGCCTGTAAAGCCTCCTGTACGCCTAGCTAATTCTTGTTCAAGCATAGCAATTTTTTCTTCGGCTTGTGGATCGCCAACAGATTCTTTCAATATTTCAATTTGAGTAAGAATGTTTTGAGCTTCGTTTATATCTAACAATCCTTGTTTATAATTTAACTCAACCATAACTGACATTGCTTTTAATTTCTCAGCAGATCGAGCTGCTTTAAGTGCAC